AGCCGCCAAAGGCGGTCAGGAATTCAACGCGGTCGCGTTTGTTTTGCTGCTCGTCCAGCTGCACCAAGCTGTCTGCATCAACCTCGATGCGGAAATTCCGCAACGGGTTGTTTTGCATTAGCTGCATGGCCTGCGGAATCATCTGCTGGTCAGGCTGGCTCATCTGGCTGGAAGCGGCATACGCCAGAATCGTTTGCGGCTGGAATTTACTGCAAATGACCTGCGCTTTAAGCCTTATTAGTTCGCTGGCAAATAGCGCCACTTCTTCCTGCATGGATCTGAGTCGCAGGCCGGCGTATTGCCCTTTGATCTGCTGGGCGGTCGCAGTCTCACTCGCCGACGATGCGCCGCGAATAATGTCAGAAATGCCGGTAATCTCGTAAATCTGCGCCTTGATTTCGGTGCGCGCCCGGTAGCATTGCAGCAAAGCATTTGCCAGCTCATCAATCGGCAAAATATCAATGCTGCCTTTAAGGCCGTTCTTTTCAGTAAACGCCATCCATTTGTCGACCGGTATCAGCGTGTTGTTGTCGCCTTCGGTCAACAGCCGCTGCAAAGCCGGCTGGCTGGCATCGTAAACGCCGCGAATGCGCAGCGCCTTGACAAGCCCGTCAATGCGATCGCTCAGAATGTCCAGTTCGTTGGCCTGATCTTGATACAACACAAAATCCGGCACCGGAATCAGCGTATCGCTGGTCGTTGTGCTGTAGAGCGGTTTTGCGCAGGGGAAAAAGCCTTCAAGTTCAAGCGGGTCATCGCGCTCGTCAATCAGCTCATTATAGTTTTTGGTGAACCAGTAAACTTTGCCGGTTTCTTTGTCCCACAATTCGCAGATTTTGGCGCGTGTGCGCTCTTTGTTGCTTTGGCCATAAGTTTTAAGCGTTTCCGGCCCTGAATCAAGCGGGATTTTTTTGCCCACATCGCCAAAACGTTCTATCAGCGCGTCGCGCGTCATGTAAACCCAGCGCCAAACGCAGGTTACTTCCTCCCAAGTGCGCGCGACAGAATGGCCGAAATCCTTCCAATGAACGTAATCGGTTGGCGCGCATTCGTATTCGATTTCCTCTTGCGGCTCGGCTTCGCCTGCGGTGTAGTTTTGGTTCTCGGGATTCGGGGCGCCCTCGGGGGTCTGACCTTCTGCTCGCTCATTTTCAATGTCCTCGGTAATTTGTAACCCGTCCTCGGGAACATCAAGCGTTTTAACGTGCGGCTCATAACGCACCCAGGCGGTGCCGCGGCCCCCGAGAAAACGATCTTCGACGGCATAGCGCATCGTGGCGCGAAAGTCTGGATAATGCTCAATTTCGTAATCAAGGGCGCGCTCAATCAGTTCTGACGCCACGCGGCCGACGGGATCGTTATCGCCGAACCGGCGCTCTGCCACCGCTTTGGGCAGCTTTGCGTAAACGGCAGGCACGAGCGTTTGCACGTTTGACCACAGAATATTGAATTTTGCGGTTTCGTTCGTGTGCTGGCTGCGGTTATCGTCTCGATACCGTTTGACAATCTTTTCTGCGCGCGCTTCCCATTTTTTGAATTCGTTGTCGTATTGACTAACGATATTCAAGTATTTCTGCACGCCGGTTGCGATGGCTTCCATTTATTCTCGCTCTATAATTTTTGGAATTTTGTCATCAAATACGACAAAGTTACTTGTGCCTGCGCCGCCTGTTCTGCTGCCGCCGTCTAGGTAGCGGATGCCGGGTATGCCAAGTTCACGCAACTTTTGTGCGGCCATCTTCTCAACTTGAGGGCCGCTCATTTCTGGCGAAGTTTTAAGGCTATAAGCGAAATCGTTATATGCTTTTTGTCCACTGGTAAGCATCTGATCTCCTTTAATGCCTGCTGCGGCAAACGCCTTCTTCACATTTTCCGGCTGTTCACTCAGCGGCTTATCCCAATCCAGCATCTTCGCTATGTGTTCGTCGGGGAGGTCTACTTTATAAAAGGAGCCAGGCGTAGTGCGAACGCTTTCTCTTGCTGCCATTAGCTCATCATATCGTTTGGCGGCATTTTCTCCTGCGCTAGTTCTGTATTTTCTATAAGCGCCGGGGATTTCATCTTTGTTCATAATTTTTGCTAATACAGACATTTCTGCGTTAAGGCGAGCAACAGAACCCATGTCTTTGACTTCATCGGCGTATTGTTTTGCAACGCTAGGATTCTCCGCAAAATACAACCCATGCCCGTAAGCCTGCGCCCCTTCGCCAGTGCCAATTTTTGAAACGTCAAAAACATCAAACTTATGCGGGCTTCCGTGATAAACAATTTTGCCCAACATTGCAGGCCCAAAGTTCAGCGCGTTATCAATCCCTTGATTGATAATCTCCTGCTTGTTTTCAGGATTCATTTGCGAGAGCACGCCACGCGGAGGATTTTTTAGCGCCTCCGCCCAAGCGGTCGGCGATATCAAATCGCTAATGTTTTTTTGCACGCCGCGCCCCCATTGGGCTGCAGCATCTAATGCGCGACCAACCATGCTATCAGGCTCTGGAGTTGGGAATGCCATGCTTTGCTGATACCGCAACGCGGCGGCTATGCGATCGGCGTCGGCCATTATTTATTTCTCTCACTGATTGCTGCGGCTTTGCTTTTGGCGTCGGCCTTGCTGCTCGCGCCCCATGCTTTAAGCGCAAGCGCCAGCCGCGTCGGTTTACCGTCTTTTTCCATCGGCCCCGGCATATTCCCCATGCGCGCAAGAAAACTGGCGCGGCGCGGATTGTCGCCAGATTTAACTGGCGGTTTGAGCGTGCCGCCCGTTTCGGCGTGATAGCTCGCCCGCCCCTTGGCGTTCAAGCCGCCCTCGGCGTTTTTGCCCTCTTTACGAGTCCAAGCGGCAGTCATTACGCGCTGAAGATGCCCACAGCGATCACAGACGCGCCTGCGCCGGTCGTGACCTTCCACGCGCCGGAAGCTGACACCATATTCAGCCCAATGCTGTAGGTGCCGATCGTCGCATTTGCCGGAACAAGCGTGATAGACGTTGCGTTATCCAGCAACGTGACTGTGCCTGTCAGCGCGGTGCTGACGGTTACAACCACCCGATGCAGGTAGTCGCCGACGGCGCCTGTGCCGCCCAATACTTGCGCGGTTTGTGATGCTGCGACAGTTTCGTATTGATACCTGTAAGGATTGTTCACGCCGCTCATAGTCTGCTACTCCTGATTGTTTTTGTGGTTGCCCACATATCATTTAAAGTTACGGTGTTTTCCGGTCCTACCATTAGTGGCTTTGCCACCTCTGGCGGCTTAACGGCAGGCTCTGCGCGCCACGCAATCGCCAGCATCCGCATGGCGTCTGCCGGGTGCGAGCACCAATCATGGCGCGGCGTCTGCCGAAATGCTTTTTTGTCCTCGTCATATTCGCGCTGATACTGACGCAACGCCTCGATGCCCTCTGCGCAGCGCTCGGCGTCAAACCACGTATACGGCAGCATCTGACGCACTGCTTGAATGCCGTCCTGCACGCTCAAATCCGGCACGATCGCCATGCTATTGATGCCTAGATGTTCGGCCATTTGCTCAATCACGCTTTTACCTTGCGCGGCCAGTGTTTTGGCGCGAGCATCGTGCGGCAGGTAGTGCTTGCCGTAGCGATAAGGCTTTCCGGTGACTACCGCGGCAAGCTCGGCGATGTTGGCGCCGCTGACGGCGTAATAGTCGATCACGTGTATTTCGCCGCGGATGACTTGATAGAACCAGATGGCGGTGTCGTCACGGTAGCCCAAATCCCACGCGGTATGCACAGGCACCTCAGGCTGGTAGTCCACTTGAGTGATGCGCCCGGCGTCGGTCGCCTCGCGCATTTCGATGCCATAAAACGCGCCAAGAATTGCCGCCTCGAACGAGCACTCATATTCTTGATCAAACTGGTCTTTGCTGAGCTGTGCCCTTGCGGCATCCAGTTCGGTAGACGGCAACAGTCCTGATTTACTGGCCGGCAGCTCCAACAAAAACCAATCATCAGCCTGTTTAGCGGCCGTCTGGCGAATGTCATAAAACTGGTTTTTGCCTTTGGGCGTGCCGCCGAACACACACCAACCCTGTTTGTCAGACAATGCCGGGCGAACGACGTTTCCCCACACGCTAGGCTTGAAGTCGCCGAATTCGTCCAAGTAAACGCCCGAAAAGCCCAACCCGCGCATGGCGTCGGCGTTATCTGCGCCGAACAGCCGAATCTTGCTATTATTGAGTAGCGTCACCGTCAGCTCTGCTTCGTTGCTGTCTTTGCTGATCGGCGCGGAATAATGCTTGAGATAATCCCAAACAACGGATTTGGCCTGGCTGCGATACGGCGCCACATAGCCATAAAGGGGCATCGAATCCTTGCTGGTAAAGGCCGCGCGGATCATGTCGTTGATGGCCGCCACAGTCTTGCCGGCGCGCCTGTGCGCGACCAAGCAGGCCCAGCGTTTCGTGCGGTTATGAAAAGGCATAAACGCACGACGGGGCGCATAAGGCAGCGTTATTTCTCTGACTGCCATTTGCAAATGAACTCTTGCGGCCCGCCTTCAGGGCCGCTCACTTCTGCGCGTGACAGTTTGGGAACATGGTATTCCAGCAAATCAGAAAAGCATTTAAAAGCCGCTTGCGGCCCATCCTCGGCGGCAATCTGATCAAGCCAGTTCTGCAGCCGATCAGCGTTGCCATCAACGAAAATAGCAATAGCTTCCCTTGCCCTCGCCGTTACTTTATTGGGCTTCCCTGCTCGGCTGCCGCCACCCGTCTTTATTCCATTTCGTGCCATAAAAATCGCTCTTTATCTCTTTTTGTGATTTGGCATCCGCTTCATCGCTTCTGCCAGCTTTTTTCCTTTATCAGCCTGATTATATTCGCGGGCGACCGCAACCGGCACGCCGACCTTTTTAGCAATCTCAGGGTCATGCGCTGCGGCCGCCATCATGCGGGCCTGCGCGGGTGATGTAGAAGGCATTATTTCAACACCTTTAATTTATAGATTGTCGAATCGACCAGCTCGGCCACCTCGTCGATGATGTTCTGCAGCTGGGTATCGTCGGGCAGCACTTTACGAATGCTGTCGACAAAATCCTTGATTTTCTGCAAATAAGTCAGCGGCACTTTCGCGACGTGAAAATCGGCCGGATACGAATTTATGACTTCGTAGCAGCCTTGATAAGCCTCGGCCCAGCGGTCAACAATATCTATGATTTCGTTGTAATACGTCTCCAGCGCCTTGTGTTCGCTATAGCTTTTCGTCTGCAGGTGCATGAAATGGGCGTTCGTGCCTGAATGAAACAGGACACTTACAAACAGCGCGGCGTTCTTTTGATAGTCCACACAAGCGCCTTTCAAATAGGCAACGGCGGCTGCCGGGAGGATGCCCGCATCATCCAAGCCGCCGTTTTGCGGGGTAGGGGCGCATCACGGAGGAGATCAGCGCGCAACCATCTTAATGCACCATAATTTTGTGTGCAAGCGAAAATTTCACGATAAATCGACAATTCGCATCACATATTTCCCCGCGGCGTTTTTTCGCCAGCCATGGACGTGTATCTTCCATCCCGCCTCCCGCACCCGCCCCAAAAGCGGGCTGGCCTCAATTTTCTTGACGCGAGCGGAAACGCCGCTGGCCGTAACCTGGACGGCAAGCGTCTCATCGCGCCGGATGGCGAGCAGGTCGATGAAGCCGAACAAGTCCTGCCGGATGCGGGCAAAGGGTTGCCATCTCTCAACAATGGCCACTAAATAACCCTCATCTCTCAAATATTTAAGGCTACGCTGGGTCGGTGACATTATTTAACCTCGCAAAAGAACCAAAATGTTTTATAGCGGCTTCGTTGTATGCCTTCGCAGCTTCTTCTGGCGTTTCGTGCAATCCAAAATAAAGATTTTTTCCGTTTATCGTAAGTCTTGCAGAAAATTTATCTTTATGTTTTGTAACGCCTTTATACAAATTATTTCTCTTTTTCTGATTCCATGAATTTTCCTGTTTTGTGCAAATTCTTAAATTTTGTT